ATATCAAATCTGGTTCAAACATTTTGGCAATGGGCGGCGAACCAAGGCTGCGAATCGACGCTCAGAAATCGGTGTCATGCTTACTTGCTCCCTCCTCAGGCGTCATCAGTAGGGGATATTGGCGCACATTACTTCTTGCCTTCGTCAAAATGTTTGAACCAGATTTGATATTCCTCGAGCGTGAGCACCAAAATTATCTTCTTTCTAAGATGACGGCATTCTTCACGCAACCATCTGTATGCACGTCTCCATGTTTTATCGCTACCGTGAACCACGTAAATTATTTCTTTTTCAGGCATAGCGTTGACGGCGTCCAAGTACATCCAGCCAACTTTTTGATAGGTACTGCCGGCTATATTCTGGCCTTTGCAATCAATTCTGATCTTTCTGCCATAAGCAAGGATCAAAAATTCTGTATAGGCTTTTTTGCCAATTAGATCTTTATACCCTACATTTTTCATTAACAGACGTTCATCCTGCATTAACAGGTCACCTTGTATGCTCATAGACCGCTGATTATTGCAAATTTTATATCCGCGCTGTTCTGCCAGTTGGATAATACATGATTCGACAAATTGACCAGATATGTTGCTTTCGCGTCCCTGAGCGAATTTTGTGTAAGTATAGCTTGGCAGGCTAGAAGCCGCTGGCATCACGTCATCTGGGAAAAGCCCTTTCGTCATCGCTCATCTCCAAAGTCAAAGGTAGTTACGTCGAAGTTCTTGCGTTCTACTTCATTTCCCCATACTGTCCATCCGTCTACTTCTTTTCGGCCAAATAATTCAAGACGCGGGCCTGGACTTGTGCGCTCAAGGATGCGTCGCACGCTCGGTGGCTTTGCGCTGTGCTCTCCGGCTTGTTCGTATACCCAACTCTGCTGCGAATTGTCGCCGAATGGCGCCTTGCCCTTAATGCCGAAAAGCATGAATTCGTGGCCAACACGCCAATAGTTTCCGATACCGAAATCTGGCTTTACCCAAATGAAGCAGGATTTATATGCAAAGCCCCATGCCTCCATCACGTCGAAGGCTTCGCGCAAAAAACCGTTCGTGGTCCAGAGATGGCAATGGGCTGCATCTGCCGAAAGTTGATTTACTGGCAGAGCGCAGATGTCCTCGATTGAAAGATCATTATGCGCCTTGTAGTGATTCTTGGTCGATGCGCGGGTGGCCTGGTTACCGTATGGCCATGGCGGATCCGCATAGATCGTGCCAAATTGTTTGTCAGCCGTAATCAATGCAAAAAGGTCATCGACCGTTTGTGTTTCATATTTTCGATCGCCTGGCCGACGCAGGGCCTCAAGCTTGTATCGGCGAACCTCGTCACGCAGCTCTTTCCTGGTCCAGTCGCTAGTTTGCGCTCGGTCAAGAAACCAATCGGCCTGTTTAGGGTCCAAGCTCGCGACTTCCACGTGGTGAGCGTGTGAAAGAACAGATCGCCGGCGATCTGTTTTAAACTTTTTAGATATGACCCCAGCACGAATGCAGGTTTCAAGCCGAGGCGGATTGTAACCAGCCTCCTTTAGTTGTCCGAGAATTTTTGATCGTTCACCGTAGCGGTGCTCGCCATAAGTCCACCAGTCTCCAATCCACCACATGACTGATTGCTCGGCTGTAACCAAAGCCTCGCCAAGCCGAGCCCATTCCTCAAATGACATGCTCTGAGGAATTTCGAGCGCAATCCTGGTCACCTGACCAGACGCCAACTTTTGCCCGTTGAACTGTATGACCTCCCCCGTAGTCGGCAAAACAATCTTAATCGACGGCTCAATCATAGTGGTAACTCCGCCAGCGGCACCTCGGCGTCGACGAAGCCGTCACGCCAGGCAGTGCCATCATCCATCACGTACGTGACCCATGCCTCGCCCGCATCGATCTGCCGTCCCGGCACCAGGTCCGGCACATAGAGATGAGACGGGCACCCAAGCTTCTGGGCACGCTCATCGAGCGTCTCATCCCAGCGCTCGCAGCGCCAGCCACCTTCGGGCAGCGGTGTTGAGGACAGACAGGTCCGGCAGTTGCGCTCGGGCAGCGTCTCACGACCCTGACATACATCGAGGTGCACACAAAACCTACATAACAACGACTGTGGATCGAGCGAGATTTTCTCAGGCGGGCGCGGCGCGAAGATGATCCGTTGAGCCTTGTCTAAAATCCGAGTGGCAAGGGCGCGGTCGTAGTGGATGCGCTCCACATGCAGCTCGTCGGTATCCTTACAAACCGCGATGTAGAGCGCACGTTCAAGGCCAGCGAGATGCATATAGCACTGCATTTGGTGTAGATGCATCGGTTTAACCAGCTCAACGCCTTTCTCGATCAGCTTCTTGAAGGATTTCACATTAAAAGTTTTGCATTCCACGAGGTGCCACGTTTTCGGCGCCTCGAGGACGCCGAGCGCGACCGCGTCCATCGAACCACTAAAGTGCCCGCCGAAGGCTGAGACCACCCACTGCCGCCCGGTCGACGGATCGAGGTCGAGCACCTCGACCCCAATCCGTCGAAGGTTCGCGATCAGCCGCTTTTCTTCCAACTCGCCGCTCTCAAAGAGCCGCAGCATCCGCCCTGTATGCTTGGCGCGGCTGGCCCAGCGGAAGCTGAGCCAGAGTGCCCTTTCACAATCCTCACCGATTTGCGACGCGCCGAGGTGAGGCCGGAAGCTATCCTTCCGGTCTTCCTCATACGCGCGATAGATCGCCTCGATGGTACGTGCCTGAGGCGGCGGCAGCTCGGCCATTAGGTTAGACCTGCGCGTCGGCCCAAGCGAAGAGGTCCACGCCGACCGCCTTGCTGACGAGCCGCATGGCGGCATTCTTCTCCCGCTCGGCGTCGAGCTTGCCGATCACCTGCAGCTTCGCGACGCGTTTGATCGCTGCCACTTCGGCCTTGGTAAGCTCCGCTTCCTTGCACGAGACCGTAACCGCCTTCTCATCCTCGCGCGTAGCCAACTTGTCCGTTTCGATCTGCGCAAACTGCATCACAATCTGAGCAATTAAGGCACTGCGGTCACTGTTCGACCCGAGGTCGGTCATGGTTTCCTCCATTATCCTTTGTGCGTCCGCCAGGGCGGCGTTTTTACCGCCGTCCCGGCGACTACCGTTGGCTTTGCCGCAGGCGCCGCTTGCGTCCGCGTTGCACCGCCATTCGCCGGCGCGCTGCCGCCGACTGGCGCATACCCACGCACTTCGTTTGAGGCATCATATCCATCGGACGGCGGCCGCACCCGCACGGTCGCCACGAAGGGCTTGAAGTGCAGCTGCTCGGAGTTCGTAACCTTCAACTCGCCGATCGCGTGGCAGAGCGCCGACAGGGTGCGGTTCGCGATCTCAACCGCCTGCACGTTTGCGTTTTGGATGTTCAGCCGGTCGAACACGCGCCGGCCGGCATACTCGCCTTCGAGGATTTCCTCTTCCAGCCAGAGATAGGCGCCGTCCCCGCTCTTGGTCGGGCGCATCTCGCTCGCGACGATCTGGCAGACGTATTTTCCGGGCGGCAGCACCTCAAAGGGTGTCTGAGGCTGGACGGTAGTCGCATCGAAATCGAGGTCAGACATGGGTTCTGGCTCCACGCTTGATGGGTGTCGGGGCTGCGTCACGCTTGGTTGGTTCGGTTTCGGGCAGGTGCTCGGCCAACACGGCCCAGATCTTTTCTGGATGCTGCCAGGCGTCGGTGATGTTCGGCAGGTCGATCGAAGCGGGCAAGCCCAGCCGGTTCTTGGCATGGAAGGCAGGGCGTTCCTCCAGATAGAGGACGCGTTGGCCGCCGCCGACGGCGCGGGCGACCTTCTTGCCGAAGCCGGCATCGGCCTTGGCGATCGAGACACGGTAGTTGGCGAAGGCGACAACGTCAGCATGCTCTTGCACCAACCCACCAGCGCGCTCGTGCAGCTTGATCAGGTAGCGGTCGTAGGGTTCGTTGTCAGGCGCATCAAAGCGCTTGATGACGTAGTGAGCCAGCTCGACGATCGTCATGCCCTTGTCGTCGCGGAGCGCATTGAGCGCTTCGAGGTACTCGCGCCAGATGCCGAGCGCCGCCACGTAGCCTCGGCCATAGCCCGGGTCCTCGACGGATTTCCAGCCATGACGCTGGCAAGCCTCGGCCCAGATCAGAGGCTCAAGCCAGTCCAGGCTATCGATGACGACGGTTTTAAAGCTATGCTCTTCTGAGTAAAGGCTGGAGCTGGCGTCGATGACCTCGGCAAACGAACTAACCTCCCAGCCGGGGACATCGAGACGCCCCGAGCCGCGCTCGGTCCAGATGAAAACGGGGTCAGGGGCTCCGGCCGCGAGGGTGGTTTTGCCGACACCCCCTGGGCCAAAGATCACGATGATGGGCGGTTTAAGGTCTCCGCCATGCTTCAGGGATGCTAAGGATACTGCCATTTTTCACGCTCCACGCCACATGCTCCACACTGCTCATCGCTCACCTACAGCATATAGCCTAGCGCAACATATTTCTCGGGGCAAGCGCGAAAAAAGAGCCCCGGCAGGTGAGGCCGAGGCTTTCTCGGAGTGGGAGCCTTTGATTGTTGGTTGGTGCGGCGTCTGAGCCGGGAAATGGGCACCGGCTCATGAACACCTGATCATGGCAACGGTTCCGCCTGCGATCTCCGCTTAAGGCCGCACCGAGCTTGATGCTTGACGCGGTAGGCTATGGCTGCGATTAGGGGCATAGCTTCATGAAAGAAGCAAGCAAAGTTTCATGAAAAATAAGTAAGAGGGGATGATGGGCGATGAGCACGTACGGCAGCGGCGCAAGGCGCTAGGCTGGCCGCGTAGACAGCTGGCAGAGCGGTCGGGGGTAACCGAGCGCACGATCATCAACATTGAGAAGGGGAGGTACGCGCCGCGGGCGGCCACGTTGGCTAAGTTGGATCGAGCGTTGATCGAGGGCGAGCTGGCGAAAGGCGCGTCGTGACCTACGCCTTCGAGGTCCCGGGACGCCCGGGATCGAAACAGTCAGTGCGGTTCGGGCAGACGCGCGCTTACCAGCCAGCCAGGGTGGTCAACTACCACGCCCTGGTGGCTACCTTGGCTCGCCCAGCGATCCCAACTCCGATTGAGGGCGCGGTGGCTGTGCATTTGGCGGTCTGGCTGCGCACGCCCGCATCGTGGAGCAAGAAACGCAAGGCGGTCCTGAACCGCGCCACTACGCGGCCCGATGCGGACAACATCGCCAAGGCGTTCATGGACGGTATGAACGGTGTGGCTTGGCACGACGACAAACAGGTGGTCGACTTGCACATAACCAAGGGCTACGGCACGCGCGACGTGGTGGTGGTGAGCGTGACGGAACTTTAAAGATTCCACTTGACATCGCGCCATTCTAGGCCCATGTTAGGTCTACAAACAACTGACATGGAGTGCCTGAGATGAAAACCTTAGTTGCTTCTATCCTCGCCGCCAGCCTCCTTGGAGGGTGCGCTGGGCGGACGCCAGCACCGGTGGCGATCTCGCAAGCGCAGGACAACGGGGCATCTTGCACCGCGTTGCAGGCCGAGACCGCGGCCAATAACATGAAGATCCACCAGCTCGGCAGCGAGCAGGTCGGGAAGAACGTCCAGAACGCCGTCGCCGGGTTCGTCGGCGCGTTCATCTGGCCGGTGTGGTTCGCCATGGATTGGCAGGGCGCGCAGGGGAAGGAGATCGCCGCCCTGACCCAACGCAACGTCTACCTGTGGCAGCTGGCGACCGAGCGGCGGTGCCCCGGCACCTCGGCGCCTGAAATTACCTCTTGACAACACGCGCAAGAACCGCGCTAGGTTTGCGCTATGAACGAGCAAGCCCCCACCCTCGCCTCTCGCCTCACAGCAATGCGCAAGGCGCTTGATCTGACACAGGTGCAGGTCGCGGTCGACGCAATGGTGGCGCCTGAGACGTTACGCAAAGCTGAGAACGGGAGTTCGTTAAAGCATGCAACGCGGCAACGTCTTGAAGCATGGTTGACCCGCGCAGAACGTAGGCTTGAGTTACCATCATGATCAGCGGCGTGTATGCGATCAAAAGCCAAGACGGGAGAATTTATGTTGGCCAATCCACCGATATGATTAAGCGTCTCTCTGAGCATCTAGGGCTATTAATTCGAGGTTCGCACAATAATCGAAGCTTGCAAAACACATTCATTAAACATGGGTTAAACGGGATAACTTGGACTATTTTAGAGCAATGCAAAAAAGAATGCCTTGATGATGCAGAAAAAATGCATGTCCTAACTTTACGAAAATCTGATCATAATGTATCAATGCTTAAGCCAGTATCAATAAATCCAGCTATAATGAGAGAAGCTCGCCGAGAAAAAGCTTTGCGTGATGAGTTTTCTATATGGTTACGAGGTAGACGAGCTACGCTTCAGTTAGACCAACTCGACGTGGCAATACGCGCCGGTGTTTCGCGATTCACGGTTTCACGTATCGAGCGCGGTCATCGCACCCATCCGCTCGTAGCGGCTGCCATACGCCGTGCCCTGAACAAGGATCAGTCTGATGCCAGTTGACCAAGAGCCATCGATGGCAGCTCTGCTTTTGGAGGTGCTGCGCGCCCGGATGGCTGAGCGCGCCAACGAGATGCCGGTGTTCGTGCCGAGCGCTAAGCCGGCGGATCTGGAGGAGCAATGGGTGTGTCATCTAACGAACGAGCAGATCGATGAGATGCAGACCGTGCTGCGCAAAGGCTGGTGCAAAGGCACCGTGGCTCGCGACGCGCTGGGGTGGCGCTGCTTCTACGGCAGTGGACGAGCACGGTCATGGTGCCTTTACGGCGCGGCTCTAAAGGTACATTGTACGCATGAACTTATGTATGACTGGCCTCTCGCTCTTCCACCTGACACGTTCAACGACAGGGCAGACTCGGTCGATGAAGTCCTGGCCAAGCTCGACGAACTGAGGCCGCCGCGATGAACGTTGATCACTGGAACGCTTGGATCGCTATGGTGGTGACGGCAGGCTTGTACGCCGTATTCCACATCGAGCCGACGTGGAAAAGCGCGATCAATTTAGCCATCGGCGGCTTCTTGGCGCTGATGCTGTTGAATGTGGCCAATGCGATTTGCCGCCGCCTGGTCAGTAAGGGGGCTAGCCAATGAGCAGGGTGAAATTTCACCGCGTACAGCCGGCTCGCATGAATAGCGGCGCCGTCTGGCAGATTGAGCACAACGGAGCCGAAGTCGGCAGATTGCGGGATCATTCCGGCGCATGGATGGCCGAGATGAACAACGGCGAACGCCTCTGGGGCGCCTACGGGTCCTTCGCATCCGCGCGAAAGCAGGTGGTCGAGCGCTTCATGAGAAAGACACGGTGAGCTGAGTTCCGTCCCGGCGAACATCAACCCCGAAACACGAAAGGAGCGGCTTGGTAATGGATCTGAGTGAGACTGCGGGCAAACAAGGACGGCGGCGGCCGGGCGCCGTCGTCGACCCGGAGCCACCATCGGGTCGGAGCATCGCAGCGTGACCCTCAAAGAGGAGAAATGGCTCGAAACTTGGCAAGAGTTCGTTGTCAGGCTTGAGCAATGGGCGGAAAGCTATCCGGTTACAATTTTCCCACACTTCGACATGCGTAATACCAGAGAGGGCACGTTCACGCGGGATGAAGCGATTAGTTTGGCCGCGTCCAATGCCGCCAACATGGGCAGGCATGTGCTTGAACGGGTCATTAATGACGTGCGTAAGCTCGATGCGTCCGCGCCATGGAGACGGAAGGAGTGAATGATGACCTGGACCACTAAGCCCCGCGACGACGCCTTCCGAGCCATGTGTCGGGCCGCCATGACCGCGCGCGCCTCGGAGCACGAAGCCGCCCCTGTGGTCGTCGTCTCGGACACTACGATGCTACCGCTCGTTGTGCCGCCATATCGTGACGGCATCATCAAGCTCAGCAGACGTCGACTGGAAGCGTGGTGCGAGGCGGAGGACTGGAGCACGGAAGACTGGTGGCACCTTATGGCACTCGCAGGCTGCGCCTTTCTAGTCGCCTTTGCGTTAATCGTTATTGTGGCGAGTTAACAGCCTCCCAAGGAGCTTGAACGAAAATGTCAACTGCAGAAGTCGCCGCCGACCTCGCCGCCGCCCAAGCCGCGCTGGCAAAGACAACCGATCAACTCGTGAAGCTCGCGGGCGATGTGGCAGCCGCCACCAACGCTGCCGCAGGCTTGGTCACGTCGCTCGAAGCAATCGACGCCGACCTCGCGGTCACAACCACGGCGACACTCGCGGCAAAGGCTGCGGTCGATAAGGCGATCGTGGACCTCGTCGGCGTGCCACTACCGCTACCTCCGCCTCCGCCGTCTCCCACAGACACCGCCCTGATTCTAGAGCGCAACAACGTGACCGGCCCCGAGGAGCTACCCCTCGGCGCCCTCGAAGAGGCCGTCACGATCACCGCCGTGGTTAAAGTCCCGCCCGTCGACGGTAAATATCGCAAACTGGTTGGCGCCGATGGCTCCGACGGCAAATACGGGGGCCTGTGCGTCGGCATCACCGACAAGGCCCAGCTCGAAGCGTGGGTCGACGACGGTGCAGGCATCCGTCAGGCCATCCTCCCGGCGCGAGTTAATAAACGCAGCTTCGTGTCGTATCGCATCCTGCACGGCACAACCGGCGCCAGGATCGACGCAAACGCCGTCGCAGTCTCGCTGCCCAACGGGCGCGTGGCCTGCGATGGGAAGTGCGCTATCGGCAAAGGCGTGTGGGATCACGAGTGGGTCAACGACATGACCGGCGCTGAGATGCCGCGGTTGCGCATCTACAGGACCGAACGGACCGACGCCGAGATCGACGCCGACAAGGCGGAGTGGGCCTCCCTGATCGATCCCGACGACGTGGTCACCCCACCAGGACCGCCGCCCAGCGATGGACTGGAGCCAGTCGACGGCGGCGCCAAGGCGATCACGGTCACGACGATGGGCGCCCGCCAGAAGATCGTCGCCTGGGGCGCAGGTGCGGGACCGATCAACGAGCTGGACCGCGTGTTCCCGCGCATGAAGCAGTACGCCAAGACGGACTTTGACGACATCCACCTCAACCTGTTGAGATTGATCTGGTCTGGCGACGGCGGCAATCTCGGTCGCGCCTACAAACCACTGATCGACTGGGCGACCGAGCGCGCCAAGAGCTACGGCGAGAAGCTGTGGGTGCATGCCACTGGGTACGGCTACACCGAGGGCGACCCGGTCGGCTCGGCGAAGCGGCTGGCCGCGAGCATCAAGGCGGGCACGGACGCCGGGTGCAGGCTCGACAGCGTTTGCATGCAGAACGAGCCCGGAGGCACTGATCCACACTGGCCGGACGGAGATCACGCGCCGGCACACAGGGAGATGCGAGCCTCGCTAGACGGTTACGGACTGCAGAGGATCACGCTGACCGGCTTGGAGTATGCCAAGGACGACAATTGGATCGCGCCCGGCAATGTGCCGAAGAACGTCCGCCGCCACTTTGACCAGCTGGACGCTGCCGGGCTGGTGCCGAGCGCCGTGGCCATAGGCGCGGTCCACTGCTACGGCGACTGCACCAGCTCGCACCTGTACGACGAGCGATGGTTCAAACGCGGCTGCTCGATCATGCAGCTGGAGTGCGGCTTCGGTTCCAATCCTTCGGTCGCCTGCCGCATCTTGAACGACTTGAATACCGGCGTGAGCCATTGGAGCTATCACCTGCTCCAAGCTTATAACGCGGATGCGCCGGGTGACTACGGTCAGAAGCTGGTCGACTTTAATGGGCGGCCGAATGGGTACTACCACCCCTACCGGCTGCTCTCGACGCGGTTTTCGTCGGGCACGCAGGCGCATCTGTGCCTCGCCAATGGGGTCCGCCCGTATTTCACGCAGGGCAGCAAGTCCTCGACATTCGTCGCTGCTGGCAAGCGCGCGGACGGCAAGTGGGTCGTGGCCGGGCAGTCCAACGGTGGCGGCAAGCAGCAGCTAACATACCAGCTGCCCGAGCCGATCAAGGGCGTCATGGCCGGCGAGCGCTGCAACTCCGCCGGCGCCCCTTCGGGGTACAGCGTCGGCGCGGTCGACGGCTACGTCAGGCTGACGGTCGGGAACAACGAGCTCGCGGTGCTGGTCGGCCCGTGAGCGGGAGGGAACCATGGCTAAGAAGAAATCCAAGGCTTATTTGCAAGGCTATCGCGACGGGAAGAAGCTCGGATACGCTATGGCCTTCCAGCAATGCCTCGCTCATCTTCGGGCCAACCTAGAGAGCGATTACAGTTACGCACGCAGTCAGCTTCATCACTTTGTAGATAGTTACGGGCCCAAACACTTGAAGCAAACGGATGAGGTAACGGAATGACCACCAATCGGGCTTGGGTCGTTGTCTTCGTATTTTTAGTTCTGCTGGGCACGCTGG